CCTTCCGATCCAATCTCAAACCATTGTCCAATCGTGGTTGCCCGCCACGCGAACTTCGCATCCCGGCCGGTAAACTCCGTGTCGTTGCCCTGTTCTTCAAGCTCCAGGCCGCGGACCGGGGGGATGACAATCTTCTCGTCAACGTCTGGGTCCCCTGGAGCCGCCCCGATGATCTTGGTTGTCGTAATCGTGGTGAATGCGAAGTCCTGGGAAATGACGCCGTTGGCCGAAACGGACCGGGCCCGGATCTCATAGGTGGCGCCATCTGAGGCCACGGTGATCAGCGCCTCCGGAGAAGCCGGGCCTGCATTGGTCCAGCCAACGGTGCCCAGCAGACGATATTCAATCAGGGCGTAGCTGTAAGCACTGTCAGCGGGTGCGCTGACCGATACTTCCAGTGTTGAAAGGTTCGCGTTCGGCGTCTTGGGGGTGTTCAGTGCCTCGTTGGCCAGAACGGACGCCGGTTTTGCACTGTATTCCGGAAGGTCAGGAGCGGGCGCGATCTCGCCGTTTAGAAACTGGATTCTTGTGAATGTTAAATAATCGTTTGTGTTGTTCCTTGGCTGGTCGTTGTAGGCCCCGTTCACAGTTACGCTTGGCCCCTGTCTTAATTGCGCAGACTGTTCATTACGCCCAGCCTCAGCAATAATCGTGACATCAGGCTGAATGGGGGAAGAGTCACCGTAAAAAAAAGATGAATTTGAAGAGGTAAGAGTGGGAGGGTTGCTCGTTGCGCCGACCACCGCCACATACATCGCACCAGGAGATCCGCCGCCCCCGCGTCCCCCATAATATGAATTGATATAAATATAGCGGTCAGTGGCCGGAGTGTTTTCGGCAAGCTGGCCATCCTCTCCTGAAAGATCAATCTCTCCTGAAGCGCCAAGCTCTGAGCCGCTGCAAAGAATAAACAGGCCAGCCCCGCTTTTGCCGCCCCCGCCTCCGGGGCCGCTATATCGCATGTACGACAGGGTTTGGGGCTGAAATGTCTGGGGGCCGAACACCTTGCGTGCTCGCTGGCCATCAATGCCGGTTCGGCGTGGAACCTCGGTAATGTCACGTTCAAACTGGACGACCGAGCCGCCGCCAGCGCCCGGCTGCCCAATGAGGTTTGTCGGCAACCCTTCCAGGCTCTCTCCGACCAACTCTAAAGCTATTTCCCGGGCCGATGAGTTCTCCCCTCGGTTCCGGGGATCGGTGACGAACTTTTCGATCAGCGTTGTGCCTAAGAAATGCTCCGTACCGCCAACAAAGCCGTTTGCGCCACCACCACCCGCCGTTCGCCCGATGTATCCAGTATTAATTGGGTACAGCGTCGCCAGGCTGTTTTCAAGATCTTCAACGTCAGCGCCCGGCACAAAGCTCATGCCTAGCCCGCCGTTCCAGCCACGGGCCCGGCCATCGATCTTGCCGTTGATCTGCAGGAATCCTTTCACGCGCAGCTGGGTGTTCTTGTTAACGGTGACTGCCGCGCCCGAATTGATTGTGAGGTCTTCCAGGCAGTAATAAATTGCCGTGGAGTCTCGGAGGCTGTCCGATCCCGCAAGATTGATGTCGGCAGTGATGCTGGTTATCCCGCCGGAGGAGCTGACGGCACCGGGGAAGTTCGTAGCGTTGATCTCGGTTGCGCCAGGCGTGGCGTATACGCTTTGTGGAAGAGCGGCACCTGGTTGCTCAGGGGGCAGGGGTTCCGCTTTCTGGGAGCTGCCAAACAACTCCACATCGACGCGGCCAGTCTTCCAGTTGACCTTTACCTGCTGGACCTCAAAGGCGCGGTCAATGCCGACAATCTCGCCGGTGTAGTCCTCAACCTCATTCAGCTGGAGGCGAATGATGTCACCGACCTCCAGATCATTCTGGTCCGGCATAAGCTCCAGGGATAGCCTCAGCGGTGGGCCAGCGTAACGATCGCGCAGGGCATCAAAGCGATTTCTCAGGGTGTTATAGGAATGGCGGGAGCCGTGAAGGGCCCGGAACTCCAGTTGCTTCAGATCTGCGTCTCCGTGGGTGTCGATGGACTTCTGGTCAATCAGAAGGTTGGTGCGGGTGAATTCCTCTCGCTGATCCACCCAGTTCCAACTGATAACGATCCGGTTGATGATCGCTCCCATATCATGCTCAAGCGATCCATACCCTGCGACAGTATCGCGGTCCAGGGTGCGGGAGGTGCTGGCAGACGAAAGTACCCCGGTCATTCTGCGAAGACCTATCTCGCCATTGGCATAGATCGGGGCGTAGCAGCCCATCAGAAGAAAGATCTGCTCTTCAACGAACTGCTTGCCGTCTTCGTCAGTGACACCGGCTATGCGGGCGGACAGCCCGAGATCCGGGTTCGACAAGTCCCAGAGATCTTCGCCAATTTTGAAATAGTCCGCCGTCCGGATGAATTCCGGCGCGATACCAAGGTGCCAGTGATCGGGCAGCGTCTCACCCGGCTCATCGTAGATGCTTCCAGTCAGTATGGCGTAGGCCAGCATGGGTGCGGGCATTTCGAGGTAAACGTATTCCTCAACCTTTGGGGCGTTGTCCGCACCTTCGTCGTCTGACTTCTCCACGCGAATGGGGCGGGTACCCAGAACGCCACGAGTGCAGCCGGTGAAGGTTGTCGAGGTTTTACCGGTGTAACGGATAATCTCTTTCTGGCCGTCCTCTTCCAGGATGATGTATCCAACGGTTTGGCCTGGCGCGGCGGTTCGGCCCGCAGGAGAAGGGGGCTGCTTTACGGCCTGAAAGCCGTCCGTATTAAAGACTTGAACTTCGTCGTCATCGGGCTCCAGTGTTTGCGCCAGAGAGGTAGACTTAACCTCAAACACGCTTTTGCGCATCTCGCGCTGGATGTCGGAACACTTCCAGGAGTAAACCAGATCCTTATAACTGGCACTGCGGATGATCTGGGTTTGCACCAGGGTGTAGGTGGACCAGTCCATCCCCTGAAACCCGACATAGAACCGGGCACGCTTGCCGCGCAAGCCAAGGCCAGCGTTCAGCTTGGCCCGCTGCTTTGTGGTCAGGCCGTCATCGAGGGCGGAGAAAGAAAGGGCGCCGATCTCGGAGAGCGCCTTATCTGGGTTGATCTTCTGAGTGGTGCCGGAGATGTCCGTTAGCGCCGACTCAAATATTTCACCCGCCAGCCCATCCACGGCATGGCTGGTCAGATAGATGACATCCTCGCCGGCGTCATCAAAGGCCACCTCAACAACAAACACAGGCTCCTGAGATTCGGACTGGTTGTACTGGGAAAATTCAGTGGTATCTGTTCTCATATTTCTACTGCCTGCCAGCCGTATTGCCAGAATCCGGTGATGTCCACGCGGGTTTCTGCGTAGTCGCCTTGAATGATGTAGGCCCTGGGATCGTCGGGTATTGCTTCTGTGCCGTACACGTCCAGCGTCCAGGTCTCGCCGGCGGCTACGGAATCCAGAAACTCAATGATTTGCGCTTTAAGGGAATCGTCTTTGAAAGGAGGGGTCTGGAAACTTCGGTTGTTCTCGCGGTGCATGAGGCGAGTCATGCGGCGGCCTGACAGGCTTTGAGCCTCCCGGGTCATCCGCTGCGGGCTGCGGTCGGCCGCTCGAAGTGGCAGCTCGAACGCGATCTGGTCGCCGGTGATGTGACCGGAAAGCAGGGATCGGGTCGCTATGAAGGTTATAGTTGCCATATTTCACCTAAAAAAAGCCCCGATCTGTGTCGGGGCTGATTGGTCGATTGATCTAGGGGTTGTAGGTTTGGTATTTGTAGTCCTTCACCAAGCCGTCTGATCCGAAGGTGATATCGATTCCTTCGCTTTCCATGCTACCCATGCCGCTGATCTTTGCGTATCCCCAATTCATGGTGACGTCCCCGTTTGCGGTTCGGGTTATGGAGGCCGGCTCACCAAACTCTAGCTTGGCCTGCTCCAGCGTGGTCTCGCCTCTTTCTATGCTGCTGATGAAGCTCTGGTCTAGAGGCTTCCCGGCAGTTGTCGTACAGGCCGAAAGCGCGACTACAATAAAAGCCATTAACAATTTCATTCAATACCTCCGAGGTTTTTCGGAAGCTTAGCAGGGCCTGCTCAACATTACCTGCCCGCCAGGGCGCGACCGTTCCGAGACGCAGGCTCAACCAGAACAAAATCGGTGCTGTCCAGGTGGTCTTTTATTGATCTTGAGATCTGATCGGCGTCCAGCCCGTTAACGTCTCCGTTAAATATAATCTGAACGCCTCGCCGGTCGTCTTCTATCCGGTCTGAATAGGAAGGGTCAGAGGGTGATGTAACCGGAGGGTTGGTGCCGCTTGAAGAATTTCCGCCAGTGCCCACTGATCCGCCGCCACCATCGGTTACCTGGTAGGCCTGGGCAAGGCCAGTTGCAGCAATAAGCCCGACTTTTACGGCGCCCATAGCTTCAACGCTGGCGGATGCGGCGGCGGCCCGGCCGATAGATGTTGGGTCCCCTGGCACTATCTGGCTTGCAAAGGCTAGCGTTGCTGCCGTCTGCGTGTGGGCTATCGTCTGAGCAATCGCAAGGCCTTTTGTTATCGCAATGGATGCCAGAGCTGCGGCTTTGTGCTCCCCGGCGTAGACGTTAAGGAGGCCAATCCCTGCCTGCACGGTCGAACTGCGCAAAGATCCGATAGCGTCCTGTGCTTTTCTCTCAAGAGCCTCCCGCTTATCCGCCGCTTCCTCTTCAGCGTCGATAAGATCCTGTATTCTCTCTTTTTCTTTTTCGGCCGCCTCATTGCGAAGCTCAGACATGGCTTCCATTTTTTCTTTTTCGTTTTCAAATCGGAAGTTGTCCGCGGCCATTTCGCTTATAGTTCTAGCCTCTCTAAGCGCTGTAATTTCTTCGTCTCGCTCCCCGTAAGCTCTAAGTATTGTTTGCTTCTCAGTCTCAAAATGTGTGGTTAAGGTCTCAAGTCTTTTGGCGAGGTCTTCCTCAAGGCCGTCACGTCCGGACGTGTCGGTACCGCCGCTTCCGCCTGACGTATCAGGTGGCTCGGGCGGATCAACAAGATTCAGCAGTGGAGTATTTCTATTGCCGTTCTCGACATTTTTCCGGAAATTGACGATCTTATTTTCGGTCTCGGCAATCATGTCCCAGATTTCGTCTTTGTTGTAATAGACGACAGCGCCATCTTTGCCGAAAAAACGAAGCCTCTCTGTAGGGTTGTCGAGCATTGAGTAGAGGTTTTTCAGCTCATCTTCAAGTCTGACAATATCATCTGCCGCCGCGCCGCCAGTCATGGCCGCCAGCTCTTCTGCCAGGAACTGAGTTATTTTGATAGTGCCGTCAATGGCCTGGGCCGCTTTATTCATCGCGGTAACAACGG